TAACTTTTAGGTTTGTCTCCCAAGCTCCGCGAAGCGTGTGACATGGGGTGTCGAGACTTTCTGCAAGCGTTATGATAGAATTTAAATCTTTTGGAAAGCAACTACCTCCAAACCCATACTTGCCGTCCGGACCCGGAACTACCCAGTGAGTATCTCCCAGTCTAGGGTCAAAGTTGGCGTACTCTGCAACCTTGTCGTAATCAACCCCAGTGGCCTCGCACAGCTTGGCGAATTCGTTGGCAATTGAAACTTTTGTCGCCAAGAAGCAGTTGGATAAATATTTTACATATTCAGCGGTTGTGGATTCTGTTTTAACGACTTTTACATTTGGAAAAACGTGTGAATAAAACTGCTTCAGTTTAGTGGTAGATTTGACATCGCCCCCTAGAACAACCCTGTTGGTGTTTTCAAAATCTTTAGACGCAAATCTTTCTGTTAAGAATTCTGGATTAAATACAATCTTGTCTGTTTTTAGTTTTGCATTTAGGGCAGCCGTAGTGCCGGGGGTTACAGTAGACTTTATACTGATAATAGGGTTTCCAGAGGACAAAAAATGCAGGTTTGTTTTGACCACATCAGAACATACTTGCTCTACTATTGAAGTGTCGCAAGACCCATCTTCTTTCATTGGTGTTGGAACGCAAACAAACACAACGTCTGACGAGTCAGAAAGCGTAGCTATACTATCATGCGTTGAAAGTTCTGGTAGAAATTTATCATAAGTATTGACAGGATAATATCTTGAAAACTCTTTTTTAATAGCCTGTCCAACAAATCCCTGACCAACTATTCCAACTGTTTTAATTGTCATTTATCAAATATCCTTCTACGTAAATTGGAGTGTTTTCACCTACATATGCGCCAAACGTATTGTATTCTAGCCATTCAAGAGACGATTCATAAGATTCGCCCGTTTCTTTAACGCAAATATCCAACATCTTTTCGACAGAGTAAACAACCCTTTCACCATCGAGTCCAATAGAAACGCCAATAATAGCATCGTCATAACCATCGGCAAACAAAAGATCAGTGCTGTAGTGTTCACTAAGCTCTTCACGAATTCCCATATTTCTTTAACTCCTTCTTTAGCCACTGGAAAGCATTTCTTTTATTGAGGACTCAAGGAACTCGACTAGTACAGAATTTTCTGATAAAAAGCTATACAGGTTGTCTTGACCTTGAAACTTAAACGCCTTCCCTAATACTTCTTCATCGTCAACATTTAGCTCTGGCTTTATCTTTTTTGCTAATTTTTTGCAATCGGACATGAAAACACAATTAAACCAAGCTCCAGACTTTTGTATCAAACCTAAGTCGCATGAAAGCATTAGTATTTCTTGAGTCTTATCTATACCGTGTCCATACCTAATGTAGCTTTGAACCTGTCCTCCGGGCGCGCCCATAGAGGAGCAGATTATTTTCCAGTTTACCACCTGTCCAATCCTATCACCGCCCGTGCTTGTCCAAGGAGAAACCGCAGATACTCTTTCACCTCCTCCAGCAATCTCCATTCTTGTATCGGCTTGATACTGAATCTTATTGCCGCCATCAGACAGTTTAGATTTTCCAAACCCTGCCGTGTTTGCTATGTAGTGAGTAATCGCTATGACCAGCCCACGCTGTCTTGGAAGAAGCTGTCCCACCTTTTTTGTGAAGATAGATAGAATCTTTGGAAGACCAGCCCGTCCCGGTGTAAAGTCACCATCAAGCTCTTTCTTGGGGATAAGCGAAGATATAGAATCAATAATAAGAACAGCACCGTAGTAGTCTGGGTGGCTCATTAGCTTGTGTGCCGCCTCTAGGAAGTCTTCTGCGGGAAGTGGTTTATCGTCTGGATGGATAACCTTCATCTTGGCTGGATCTAAATCATGAACCTCAAAGTTCATATCTTTTAGCCTACCCTCTACATCAAGATAGATAACCGGACGACCTTCCTTTTGGCAATTTGACGCTATCTGCATAGCCGTAGTAGTCTTTCCGCTTTTGGGATCTCCCGTAAGCGTTAACCAAGAGCCCTCTTTTACGCCACCGCCTAGAGCAATATCAATAGCGGGACTGATGGATATTACTTTATATCCCTTTTTTTCTTTTAAAACATCAAGCCCATTAGAAATTATGTTTCCATATTCTTTGATCATCTTCGTCAGATATTCAGGTTTCTTCTCTTTTACTTTTGCCATTCTCTATGTTCCTAATTTTTGAAAACAATGTATTTGGTTTTTGTGGTGCTCTAGATTTATACTGGGGATTTTCTGGTAGTTTCAACACTTCCTTCTTTTTGCTTTTTTCTTTTTCTATTTCTTCAGCAGCTTTAGATACTCCCTTTTCGACAAAACGAAGAGCTAGTACAAACTTGCCTGAGCTATGAAGAAACCCCAGTGAATATATTCTTCTTGAGCTGGGGCTGTTTATATAGCGTATGAGAGCTTCTTCTCCGAATTTTTTTATCAGCTTCCAAGCAACACGTACCTGAATTTGATATTCTTCGGTTTGAGACTTATTCCAGAATTTATATTCTAAGCTTCCACGGTTTTCTTTTTCGCTTTTTCTTACGCATACTTTTTCAGCAGCGTATTGAGCAGCGTTACAATCCTGCCCCGTTGAGGCACTCTTGTACTTGCGGGTGCTTTCTTTTTTCTGATCCATTTTTAAAAATCATTCTTTTCAAATTTTGCTTAGTCAATTTTCTAGTGGACACACGTTCTTCAAATTCATTATGTGGCCAAACAAACTTACGGACATCTATTTCAGAACAATCATCTTTAAGTAAAGACACGGTTAGAGTTTGGTATGACTTAGAGTAAGAGCCATCTACGGCCTGATCTTGAGCTACACCTCTAACAACAGACAGTCCGTCAAGGCCATGATCGTTTTCAAAAAATATTTCCTGCCTAGCTCCGAACATATATAACTGGACTTTTACAGGAAGCACATTATTCTTATTGCAATACTCTTTTAATCTTATCCAAGGATTATCAAACCCTTCTCGTTCATAGTCTCCGTATACGACAGTTCCGTTGGTAAGGGTTATCTGCCAACTAATCATCAGTTCGTTGTGGCAGAGGTTTTTCATATATCCATCAAATTCGGTACACAGCATTCTAGTCTTCCTTGATTTTATGAATGACCCCTTGGTATCTTGTTGGGGTTTTTGTCTTTCTAGCAGACTTGCTTTCGTCGCCAGCCATAGAAGCTGCTTCAGTCATGACAGTGACACCACGATCTTCTTTTCTTGCAAAAAGTTCAGATGTGTGAGTTGAATCTTCTTCGCTTCTGACTTCTAGATAGCGTGAAACAACTTTGACAGATCTTTCGAGCTTGTCTGCAATATCTTCGTTACTCATTGATTTATTGTCGTCAATAAACTCTTTTTCTTTATTAGAAAGTGGTCCTTTTTTCATCTTAGGTCTCCATTAAAAAACGTCTAGCTTTGGTAAAATACAATCTGTTTTTGCTCTCAAGGTACTTGGTATAGCTTTGAAAAGTTTGTTCTGATACCTTTTTGAATTTATACATGTGTGATTGTCGTCTTGTTGACGCATAGGAAGAGTCTGCCTGATGCGGGTCTAATAGTTCGTTTCTCCCATACTTGATATAATAGGTGTTGGAGCCGTTTGAAGACTTGACCGTCTTTGCGATGGCTTTATCTTCTGAGACAGTTTTACCATTGAGATCAATAAATATAGTTTCAAGTTGTTCTGGGTCTGGTATATTTAAACCAGACACATCTTCGTTTTCCCATCTAGCCATTGAGTTTCTCCAGCTTTTCTTTTACTATTCTTATGCAGTCCGCCTCGGTCGATCCTGTGACACATATCTGAGCCTTTGTAGATATGCCATACTTTTTAAGTAAGGAATTTCCCATTACCATTGTGTCTAAAGTACCATCCTTATCTATTTTTCTTACATCTAATTTAAGAGTTATGGTTGCATGATGTGGATGTAGTCTTCTTTCTAGATTATTAGTCTCCATCTCGTATCCATTTCACTTTTTGTGTTTCGGTCATGCGGTTTATTTTCTTGTGCATGTTTCGCGTTTCTTGACCTTCTCTGCTTTTATTTATTCCGTGTTCTTGCTTTTTATCTTCTAGCTCGTACTTTCCCATCTTTTGGGTGTTTCTATCTGCCATTTGACCTATTGTTTTGGCCTCTCCTCTGACAAACATAGCTGGAGGATTTATGTATACTTTAGATAGAGTTTCTTTACCACAATGAGGACACTCGTGGGTTGAGGGGTCGGTGTGCTTTTGGAATATCTCTGTGTAATATGCACATTTCTCACACTCGAAATCGTATGTCGGCATTTGTAATCTCCTTTTATTATACAGTGTTATATACTGTTAGTCAAGGAAATGGCTCACAATTTAGAAAGTATTTTTGAGATAATGCTATTTCTAACAATATCTTCGTTGGTTAGTTCGCAGATAGAAACACCATCAACGTCTTCAAGCCTATCCATACACGTCTCTAATCCCCCATCAGCACGATGGTCTAGATCTGTTTGGCTAGCGTCTCCATTGATTACCGCTTTTGACCCAAGACCTATTCTTGTTATAAACATTTTTATTTGTTCGTAGGTGGCGTTTTGAGCTTCGTCAAGTATCATAAATGTATCGTGAAAGTTTCTTCCTCGCATGTACTCAAGCGGACACATTTCAATCGTGTTTGTTGATCTTGCAGAGTGATACGTTTCTACACCTAAAAATAATTTCATCTCCTCAACAACGGGAACTAAGTATGGTTGTATCTTGTCAGTAAGACTTCCCGGCAAAAATCCAAGACCTCTTCCTGCTTCAACCACGGGTCTAGTTATTACAATTTTTTGAATCTTGTTGTCTATAAAGTGTTGGCAGGCCAAGCCTACAGCTACTGCGGTTTTACCTGAACCAGCGGGGCCGGAACAGAATGTGACATCACCCTCGACCATTGAGCGTATATATTCAGCTTGGTTTTCTGTTTTTGGTTTTAGTGTTTTTCTGCGTGGTCTAACAGGTTGATTTTTTTGGTTTCTACGCTTGGGCAATGTATTACTCCTAAAAAGGTAAATCTGGTGCCGGAAGGTCTCTTACATTAGTGTCTTTTACTAGAACTATATCACTAGCATCATTCTGATAGGATATTGTTCCGTCTAAATTTCCACCATCGGTTCCTCCTCCATCATAGCTAAAGTTTGTTAAATAGTTCTTTTTCCCTAAGTCCCATACAAAATATTGAACTGGAGTTAAAGATTCTGCTGGAGCTACGATTTTTATCTCTCTGTCCACTTGGTGCCACAAATCTGTTGGCACTGTGCTATCTACACCGTCCGCTTTTGAAAACGTGGTATCAGTGTTTGGCAGATAGCTCGCGGGCGACGATCTTCTGGGTAGCGGCTGTCTCAAGGTTCCTGTGAATGATGCGGTAACCTGAACCGGAAGAACCACATATCTCCACAAGTTTTGTTCTCCTTGGTCATCAGAACCTCGCCACTTTCCAATATCTGTTATTTCTGAATAGTCTATTGTTGTATCTATGGAGATTGAGTTTAATCCCAGTATTTCTTTAGCTGGGTTTCCTAGAGTATCGGTGCCACCAGAAGAGTTCTGGGCTTTAAACATTCTCTCAACCTCTTCCGGAAGAGTGGATTCTGTTGTGGAATCTAGGATATCTAGATCGTAATACTTTAAAATGTTGCCAGATTGTGCAGAAGTCGGTAGCGTATATGAGCTAGTTGCTGTGACTTCGTTATAGGTTGCCCCTCTGGTTATTAGCGTGATACTCTCTCTTATTGGCTCTCCAATGCTCATACTATAGCTGATTGATGTTACTAAGCAGTTTCTGTATGTAACCTGAAACAGGGCAGAGCTAGTATCTAAAAGATCTTGGTTGTCTTGACCATAAAGTATTGTTATGTCAAAATTTCTTAAAGACTTTGAGTCTGGATCTGTCTGCCCTTGACATCCGATATTATCTGGGTTTAAAATATGACATTGATTATACCCAGTAGAAGAAGCAACGTAACTGGACGCATCAATAGAATAGAAAAAATTATCTGATTTATCTATCACTCTATCTATTGTTATTTCAAATTGTTGCTTTCCGTAGTAATGATACCTTCTTTGAAATCTACCAACATCCAATAGCGATGCGGACGGATTGTCGGAACTTACGCCAACGCTTTGTACACCAGTAAGAAAAGTAGAATCCGCTGGAGTTTGATTGCCGGTTTGTGTCAACCTACCTCTACGATTTCCTGTTTGATTTACAAGAACTCCCATACATGCATAAAAAACACGTCCGTTCGTTTCGCTAAAAGGATATATAGTCATGACTAAGCTCCGCTGCTTCCGAAGCCGCCTTCACCTCTGTTGGAATGTTGTAAATTTTGAACCTCCAACATTTCAATGTTTGGCAGCTTTTGAATAATAATTTGAGCAACCCTTTCTCCAGAGTTCAAATCAACTTTCCAGTCTGACGAATTATATAGGCAGACTTTTATTTCTCCACGGTATCCGGAGTCTATAACCCCAGCAAATACATCAATTCCATTTTTAACTGCGAGTCCTGATCTCGGCCATATTAGCCCAACATAACCTTCTGGTATCTGTAGCGATATTCCCGTAGAAACTGTTTTTCTACTGTTTGGTACGATAGTTGTAGGCTCAGAAGCGTAAAGATCCCATCCAGCATCGTGTTCGTGGGCTTTTGTGGGCGTTGTAGCTGATTCTTCTAGCTTTTTTACCAGAACTTTTTCCATTTGTTTTCTGCATGGCTTTTTGCATGTGGTGCTCTTGCTTAACTGTTCCATTCTTGCTCTTTGGTCATGATCTTCAATATAAGTATTCATACTTGTCCTTTACTTGTAAGTATTAATATATCCGTAAGTGCCAGTCCAATAATTGTTAACTAAATGCCATTCTGTCGCAGCCAACCCTAGTGGAATTTTTTGTTCTATTATTTCATAAAGGTTGTCTAATACTTCAGATTGTTTTTCTGCTCTGTCTCCGGGGTCTGTTAAAGAGTCTCTCTCCGCAATTAACCTATCTCTAACTTCATGCAAAGCATCGTGCTCTGCTTTTAATTCTCTAAATCTATCTCCAGCTAATTTAAGTGTGGCAGGGATAAACAGAATGTCAGGTTTACCGTCACGAGGTTTTCGTTGACCAGTAGTATTGTTTATTCTGTCCTTGTGCTTACCAAACCTTTTCTGTAAGTTATACACATCTGTTTTATTAAAGTACTTAGGTATGTCATATGCGTGCATTATACTTCCGGGTACTAAGCTATGCTTCCACCTAAACATATGTAGTGTTTCGTGCTGTGTAATACTTTGCACAAATCTGTTACCCCGTTCCGTGTTTAACCCTATTTTTCTAGTGCTATTTAACAGTATGTATCTTTTACTAGCGTAAGCCAATCCTAAAGCCCCATACTCCATTTCGCTTTGTGGGCGAAAGTAGTAGCGGATTTTAGCTTTTTTGTGGTTATTAACCTTAATAAACTCAATATCGCAAACAGTCTCCATTTCATCAAGAGCTTCATCAATTCTTCGATGGGTTTCCTCCGATGATATCTCAGCCATGTGACCGTTAGGCTCAAGCCAATACTTTATCTTTTGGGCCTGTAAATTGCAAGTAAATAGTGAACAAAAAACGAAAAACAGTAGGAATCTAAACACGTCAGACCTCGAACAAATAGAGAAAAGAAAATCCTAATATTTATCCCTCCTAACACAATCCTTATAATATACCGCCAAAATCCATATCTTCCATATCATTTTTACTGGCTCCAATTTTATAACTGGTTATTTCATGCTCCTGTGGTGCTACTTGAACAGATTCACTACTCATCCAAGGGCCAGTCCAACCCCCTATGGGATTTTTACCAACGTTTTCATAAGGCAGCCCAATTGCTTTTCTTCTGGACATACAAAGCCAATCAATGTATTGATGTAATACAATTTCATTTAGACCGATAATTGATCCATCTTTGAACAAGTAAGATGCCCATTCTTTTTCTTCTTGGGCGGCTCTTTCAAACATTTTAATTGCATCTTCTTGACACTGCTTTGCCACTTTGGTGAAACCTTCTTTTTCTTCTTTGTGCAATATTTTTAATATCTCTTGCGTGTTGGCTAAATGTAGAGCCTCGTCACGCTTAATCAATTTAATAATGTCAGCATTGCCTGCCATCTTTTTGTTTTCTGCAAAAGCAAAAGAGCATATAAATGAAACATAAAATCTTACAGCTTCTAATATGTTAATGCTAACGATGGTCATATAGATTTGTTTCTTTAGGTCTGAAGGCTTAGTTGATTTACAAGCCATCCCCATTAAATTATTATAATCTTCAATAGCACAGTTTGCCCTTTTCATAATCTCTTTGTCTTCGTATATACCCTCGAAGACTTCTGAGCTGTCTGCATATACATTTTGTATAATGTATGAATAAGACTGACTGTGGATCTTCTCAAAAAACTGCCAAGTCATCATACAAGCTTCTAGCTCTGTATTTGTAACATACTCCAAGAGAGTTGGAACACCGCGACATATGACACTATCTAGCATGGTTTGATATTTGAGATTAGACGTAAAGATAAATTTCTCATTGTCTGACATCTCCTTGAAGTCGCCCCGATCTTTCTTAAGCTCAATCTCCTCTGGTCTCCAGAAGTTCATCATCTGCATACTATCAAGCCTTTTAAACGCCGGATACTTGATGACATCGTATCGCTGAACACCTAAGTCTTTACCTAGAAAGAGAGGTTGACTCATTGGATCTACATTTTTAGTATTAAAGATAGTTTTCATATTGCACAGGCTCCTGAATCACACCCCATATCTTTTTCGGTATCGCCATCACCATCCGGAGTGTTGGCATAATAGAAATTTTTAAGACCATACTTATACCCATATATCTGATCTTTAATGAGCACACTTAAGGGAATATTTCCATCTTCGTAGTGAGAATAATTATAATACAAGTTAGTACTCATACTCATATCTACAAACTTTTGTATGACGGCAGCTATGTTCATCATCCCCTTGTTGTCAGTCATTTCCCAAGCTATTGTGTAATAATTTTTCCTGTTTCGGTAATTGGGAACCAACTGTTTTAAAACACCGTTCTTAGCCTTCTTGTATAAAAGCAAACTACGCACAGGCTCAATGCCGTTTGTGCTATTTTGTATCACGCTACTAGATTCGCAAGGCATGATAGCAGATAAGGTAGAATGACGTAATCCATGTTTTTTAACACGTTCACGCAAATCCTCCCAGTCCATATTGTATTTAGGTTGAACCAATTCGTCAACAGATTTTTTATACCAATCTACAGGCAATAATCCTTTAGAGTATTTAGTGTCGGCAAATTTTTCACATGCCCCTTTTTCTTTAGCGAGATCACAACTAGCACTAATTAAATTCCATTGAATTTGCTCCATTGTCTCATGTACAAGTTCTAACGCCTGATCGTCGCCATAGCCTATTTTATTCTTGGCTAGAAATCCTGCTAGGTTTGTAATGCCTATACCTAGAGATCTTCGGTTTTTAGTAAAATTCTCACCGGCAAGCACGGGATAGTCTTGGTAGTCAATAACAGCCTCAAGAGTTCTTACCGCCATGCGACAAGCGTCTTCTATGTCTTTCTCACTAGATAATTCTAAAAGGTTTAGTGCTGACAAAATACAAATACCAATTTCGCCATCTGGATCGTCGATAGACTGAATAGGTTTTGTTGGATGGATAATTTCTTGACACAAGTTTGACATATAGCAAGGGATGTCCCATGAGCCATGTTCATTTGCTGAATCAATGTTCATGCTGTAAATGCGACCAGTCTCTAATCTTTCTCTAGCAAAAATTTGAGCCAATTGTCTAGCGGGAATCTTCTTCTTAAATTTTAGCGATCTCGCGTTTTCGTATTTTAAATATAATTCTTGAAACTTTTTATTATTGCCAAACGCTTCATATAGACCCTTGGCTTCATGTGGACTAAAAAGCGTGATATCTTCGTTTGCAATCAGACGGTCGTAGAATAGTTTGCAAAACTGAATACTATAGTCTAGCTTCCTAACTCTGTTATCGTCAGTACCGGCGTTATTTTTTAGTACTAGAATGTCTTCAATCTCAAAATGCCAGAAAGGAACATGTACCGTGGCAGACCCTCCACGTAATCCATTTTGTGACGTTGATTTGACAGCGGACTCAAAGTTCTTGAGGTATGGTATAAGGCCCGTATGGATAACCTCTCCACCTCTAATCGGAGAGTTCATAGGTCTCATTCTTCCGATGTTGAGTCCGATACCTGCTCGACGCGCAGTATATTTTCCAACGGCATGTATACTACTAAAAATACCATCCAAGTTATCATCAACGTCAACAAGAACACAACTAGAAAACTGCCGTATATTGGTTCTAACACCAGCCATGATCGGTGTAGGAAGGTTGATTTTAAACGTTGAATAACAGTCATAAGCTTTCTTTACCTCAGCTATGTTGTCAAATAAGCACATGGCTATGCACATATAGGCAAACTGTGGTGTTTCATATATCCGACCAGTACTACGATTTTTTACTAAATACTTATCAATCATCTGCTGGAGACCAGCGTATGTAAATAGATCGTCACGACCGTGATTAATGTACTTGCCAAGCAGTTCTATATTTTCAGCATCCCACTTTTCCAAGATCGTGGGGTCGTAAACCGCATTGTCTACATTTCTTTCAAGAAACAACAAGAAGTCTGTCGGCTGATCTCCATAACCCCACACTTCTTTTCTAAGCTGCATGTTTAGTAATCTAGCAGCCACATATTGGTAGTTGGGCGCAGAGGTAGAAATTAAATCGTTGGCGGATTTTATGAGTATCTTATGTATATCGTCAGTTGATATGCCATCTGTTAAAGATAGATTGGCGTTCATTTCAATATCCGAAAAAGAAACGCCATTTATACCGTCTGTGGCCCATTCGACTACTTTGTGTATTTTTTCCACATCGTATTGCTCACACTCTCCGCTTCTTTTTTTTACCTGCATAAATATCCTTTGTCAATTTTCAATTATTTGTCTATAATAATTTTTATATTGTTTAACTTGATTTCAATTATTGTTTGGTTACCATCTTCTCTTATATCAACATTATCTACTACAGATTGTATTTTGTCAACTGTTTTTTGTTCAATTCCTAATTCCGCCATAACTTTTTTAACTAACATTGACGTTAGGCCGCCATAACGGGCTTCTTTCATATCATCTCTCCAGCTTGGATATTAACGTATCAAACTTCTCAGTGAGCTTATCGTTTATTGCTAGTTTGCAATCTACTACGCTTTCTTCTAAGGCGTCTATTTTAGTATCTATTTTTGTCTCTAAGCTGACGACTTTATTTTCTATGGAGGTCATTCTCCTGTTTAATGCATCATTCACTTTTTCCTCCAGCAGAATAATCTGTTTGCCGTGGTTTACTATACTAAATAACGCCCATCCCAACAAGGGTAGTACGACCATTTGAATCATACTACTTATTGCTTCCCATGTATCTGGCATTTTTTCTCTCCAGTAGAGTCATGTTAAAAAAAAGAGGGGCGAAGAAGCAATCCCCGCCCCTCATTTAAAACTTTTTATTACATGCCGGTAATAGGCTTGTAGTCGAAGAAGTCGCCACCAGAGGCAACTGTCAACGTTACAAAATCAACCTTCATTACCAACTCACCCGGAACCGCGCGTGTTGGATTTGCAGCACTATCACTTCTGCTTGCGGTAGCCCCAGCGACTGGGTTCCACATGTTGGTTGATGTCAGCGTACTTGGTGTAGCGACAGCGGTACCAGCAGCGTTAAGATATAGCTTCCTTGAGCTAACTTTATTACCGTTATTGAAGAAGCCAACACGAGCAAATCGGTTTGCTCTAATTAGGCTAGTAACCTGAGCACCAAAGTCGTGCTCGAACTGATGAATAGCATTAACCGTGTCGCCTTGACCGGTAATGAGAACCTTTGTGCTAGACACTCCGGAAAGTGTATCACTACTTGCAGCGATAACATATTTTCCAGCTTCCTCGTATCCAAAAGTACCAGCCGAAGCCGATCCACCAACTCCAACCTTTTGGTTCGAGCTAAGACCGTCATTAAGAACTTTAGGTCTTGTGCCATCTTTAAACTCTGTAGCATTATCTTTCAATGCCAACGCTTTAGTAATTACTGTTCCAGTAGTTGTATTACTGAGAATGGTTCCGCCTTCAGTAGCGTCACCAGAATAAGCTCCGCCAGTGGTGTTTACCAAATAAGCGGCTTGATTAGCAGGAACTGCCATAGTAGATCTCCCTTTGAAAATCAGTTAAGTAAAAATTGTTATGTCTTATCCCATTATCCAAAAAGAGATCCGGTTCCTTTTTAACATACACAAATTATACCAATTGGCAGTTGCTTTTTCTACATAAATTTACAGCCCTTTTTAATCTTCTTCTAGCGGTCTCTCGACTATATCCGTTGGCCTCAGCAATTTCCACCATAGTCATGTTGCCAAGATACCTTTGTTTAAGTATATTAGATACGTCTTCAGGCAAGCCAATTAGGATATCCATAAACTCTCTAGAACTGTCTCTGTAGACCGAATCAGATTTAATAAAATCTAATTTAATGTTGTCTAGATACAGCATCTGCTTTTTCTTTTTGAGTTCGTTTTTGAAGGCAAAAGAAAGCTGTTGATAAAGATATGAGGTAAACTTTGCACCTCTGGATTCGTCGTATTTATCTATACACTTCCACAGGGTGATCATCTTAATAGACTCTAGCTCGTCTCTGTCTATGGAGCGATTGTATCTGTTAGATACCGCGTTCATTATATTTACAATATTAGGGTCTTTCAAAAGTTCGTCAATTTTATCCATCGTTTCCTCTCAATATTATCCCACCACGGGATTTTTTAAGTTCAAGTAATCCACTCAGACCGTCAAGATAAATTTTATCCATCTTGTCTGAAACAATATATTCAACTTCACCTTCAGGCGAAACCAACATCGACCAATATTTTTTAGTCTTCAGTTGTTCTTTTACTAGATCTACAGTAGCTTGAGTATTTTCGTTTGAAAGTATTTCTTGCTCAGTATAGACACATAGTTCTTTTTCTATGTTTGTTCTGACTTCCTTTATTTCAAAAAGCTTACCAACTCCTATAAAAAAGGAGTATCTTCCCATAACCCGCAAAGCCTCTATGCCGTTAACAAGTTCTATTTTATCAGCTATATCGTTTGTTATATCAAAATTACTATGACCCATCCAGCAATCCCATCTGTCAGATGGTTTAAGGCAAGATTCTTCTGGGTAAACACCTAGAGGAGTATATATTAATCTTTGTTGTTGCATGAACATTTCAGGCGAAAAAAAATCCGCTGGTACTTCAAGCTCACTATATCCCGCTTCGCCTCCGTTCGCTTCTGGAAAAATCATATCCTGCGGTAGCATCATTTCTTCTGCCACAGCGTTCCAACTTTCCCAAGCTATTTGTTTAGGTTTGGACATTAAAACCTCCATTGTGGGCGATTATAGTTTTAATACATCACGAGGTGAAACCGCCAAAGAATCACCTCCTGAGTTCTCGTCCTTATTTTTTTCTGTTGACATCACGAAGTCTTTTATGGTGTCAAGTATAGATAAAAAGTCTTCCTCGTTATCTTCTAATACACATTGTTCCTTAAGTTCCTTTAGTATTTTCTCCATCAAATCATCGTAGGCAATTCCATAAAATATTGAAGATATAGCCTCTATACCTTTATCGGTACTATCCCAGTCGCAAGTATAGCCAAACTCTTCATTTTTATTTATATTTATAGTCAACTGTGCTATGAGTTCATCTTTGGAGCTATAGGGGTCTTCTTGATAGGAGCTGTTCGTAGTATTCATCTATTTGCTTGTCCAATCTTTCTAGTTCTTTGTATGAGAAAAAGCCTCCGGATTTTTCGGCTCCTAATATTTCTGGCATCATTATTGTATATACGACTTCAGCCGTTGAGTTATCTAACTTCCTAAATCCCGACACGTTACGATTTAACCAGTCTGGCTCTACGTGTAAGTATTTTGATATTATGTCATCTACCGTATCTTTTTCATTTTTCGTAGACATGTATCCTTGCGACAACTGCATATCGTCATCCAGATACATTTGAATTCTTCTAGGATCAGAAATTGGAAGGTCTTTAACAACCTTTGTGATGAGAAGAGTTATTTTAATCTTCATTCTGGTCGCTGGCCTCTTGTGGAGGAGTAGTCGAGATTTGCTCTTTTACTTTTTGCAAAACCTCAAACTGTGAAGCTGATCTTTCATAAGATGATAGAGCTTTAAGTAGTCTTTCCATGCAGTCTTTAGCAGATTGATCTTGGACACAACAATTTATTTCAAATGCGTATTCATCCATACGACCCTTTATTATGCTTTCCGCTGCCTTAATTATGTTCATTTTCCTGTCCCTTTATATATATAAAAACGAGCCCGCCACAATCCATTATAGCAGACCCATATTGAAAGTCAAATTAATTATTTAAACACCAAGCAAAACCCATGAATGTTTCGCTTAGATCTATTTTTTCACTTTCTGCTATTTCGTGATTTTCTTTCCCAAGTATGCCAACCATAGCGTTTTTGGTTGACGAAGAAAGGTCTTCATATTTTCCTTTTAGAGAGTCTCCAAAAACTTCTTTAGCAGAAAAAACATATACATCGTTTACTTCTTGGGCGGTTGCATCATACCCTAAAATTCTTCCGGCAAACTCTTTATTAAACAAACACAAAACGAGCTTGTCGTTATTGTCGTTGATTGATTCAGAGACGGACGACCACTGATTAATGAGTGATTCTTTGGGTTTCTCTATGACTACCGCTGGCACACTATCAGGCATCTGAGGAATGACACTCTTGATTGTACCCCAGAAAAACCCAGCCAGTATTAACAAACACCCCAAAACTAAACTAATGTTTTTATTCATAGTACTGAAACCTTTTCGTCAATTTTTGGTTTAGATGGTTTTTTAGCGAACGCTAGAAAAACCTCACGTAACTTCTCTTGGGCCTCCACTAGGCCAGCGGCTTCACAGGCGTTGTCTAAAGACTCCCACTTGTGAACTATTGAAGTTAAATTATTGCTTTTTAAAGAAAGCTCTACGCTTGGAGCACTACGCTCTAGCGATTTAGTTGATTTCTTTATGAGGTTTATGGCGGGAGGCACTAAAAATAGCACCCCTCCACCAATCAACAACCACTGCATCGGAGTTAAACTCGTTAGAAGCTCAATCATTGATCCCTCTCTTGTTATTTAGTTTCTCGAACGGTATCACCAATAACCCAAGCAACAACGATGGTCACTATACCAACGACCTGCTCTGTATCAAGAGCAAATCCGAAAAGCTCAGACGATACGATGCCAGCCAAACCAACAGCCGACACCCAAAATCTACGTGATTTCAAAAGTGACTTTACTTTATCCATTTTAACTATCTCCCATAAAAAATTTAGGCACGATTTGCCCTATCTAAAAAAATTGAAAATCCTTCTTGGCCTTACACGTTCCATGTTTTTGCTTGCGACTCCCCTTTTGTGATATGGACAGTCTGTGGTGTGTCCATCTCCGTGGGTTATTATACCCGTTCCCTTGCAGATACACTTGTCCACATCGGGATCTGGCCCATTAGGTTTGTCGTCTGGTGAGGGTTTTGTATTTAAAATCTCTTCTTCTGCTAAATCAAAAGCCTCTTCTATCTGGTTTATTATAGTATCTACTTCGTCATTTGTCAAAGTATTTCTTGAGTAAGATCCGTTTTTTACAGAAAATAATAAAGCCAATAAAATACAGGCTATTGCTGCAACAAACGATCTGCTGGAAATTGTACTTTTAATTTTTGTGTTCATATTAAAAAACCTCGTCTATTGTCCAGTCTATTCTTCTAGCAGGAAAGCCATTTACGTCACTAAAGACCCAAGCTCCACCACCAGATAACATTCCACGAGCATCTTTTTCTCTGATCCAAAAGCTACCTTCAGGTTGGTCTAGTCTTTTCGGCCCAGAGTTCCAGACTCCCCATGAATTTTGAATCAGGAATAATGTTTCATTGTATATTTCTCGGCTGTCATCACATGCAATCCAAGCCATCGCGTGATTCCATCCGCTAGATCTTTTTGCGATACCATTGCTATCTCTCCTGCTAGAGAATCCATATCCAGAACAAACCGATAATGCGTATCCGTTTGCTAGAGCGTCTCTCGCCTCTTCTACAGTTCTAATTGATGAGATAGTTTTAACCTGATGCTTCTTAGCCTCTGTCACATATACATCTTGAGGTATTTTTTTATTTGCGCCAAGACTTGAATTATACTTTGACAGATCAACATCACCATAATCTTTCCTAAGAAGAATACCTCCAGTTTGGTTGACATATCTCGCCGCACCAGAGCAGGTCATTCCTTGACCCCTGTGTCCTCTTGACTGGTATATACCCTCTGTGGCTCCACGAGCCTCAAACGACTCTCTGTCACCCTTAATGTCTATTTCAACAGCCCGTGTAATGTCTACAGCGTTTCTTGTTGAATGAGCAACACAGTCTCCTGTAGTCTGTCCTTCAGCAGGGCCGAAGTCTGGATCAAATTTTAATAGAGACTTGAATGGTAATGATTTCTTACCTTCTCCGTCCCCATAAAGATCGTAAGCCGCAGCTCCAAAAACAGGCATAGAAAGCTCGCCCATTAGTTTAGCAGTATCTTCCGGATCGCAAATGCTGCCAATAAATCCCTTTCTATAGAGATTTAAAATCTTGCGTGGTGTATTAAAGTCCATTGATAACCTCTCTGGCGGAGTTGTCCCAAGAAAAATGAATTGAAGTTTTAACGCCTTCCTCATTTAAACATAGGCGTTTTTGTTTTTTATTACTGTGAACCGTTCGCATGTGATTAAGTATTTGTTCCTTTTGTGGTTCTCCAATATTGGCCCATTCTCCATGAGAACCATTAAAGAAAACTCCATCATGAGCCATCTCTAAGTTTTCTATATCCACTAGAAGTGTGTTGTCATTGTTGCAGAACTCAGTGTGCGCAGAATAGTTTGTAGCTATGACTTGTTTTCCACATGCCATCATCTCAAGAAGCTCTAGATTCCAGCCTTCTGCTCTTGATGGGAACACCCCGCAGTCAGCCTGCTTCATTATATTATACACATCTTCATGGCTTTGCTGTCTGGGAATTATCCTAATTTTATTACCGAGCGGAGACGATCTGTACAGGTTTTGCCAGTCGTCATTACCTTTACCTATGAAGGGGTTATCGCACATCATCCATAGTTCAACATCGTCGTCTTGGGTAAATGCGGAGTTAAAACACTCTAGTAAAACATCATGTCCTTTTCTTTTCTCCCATTTTCCACAATTTAGGAAGACTGTAGGCGTTCTGCCAGACAGGGCAGGTTGAAAAAGCTGTGCGTCAACGCCCAAAGGAACTACATGAATACGATCCTCATGGAAAGATCCAGTCATCTGATCTAGCATTACCCGTTTTGCCCATTCAGAACAAACATAAATTTTATCGCAGTGACTGAGGCTTAGTTTTTCCTCTTCGCTAAATTCAGTTAGTTCAAATATAGGAAAGCCTATATGTTCTCCATGTCCTACAAATTGAAACAAATCATTTTGATGCCATATCTTTACGCATGGCTTAACTGTTTGATCATCTCTGTTATCCAATCCGGATTGTATAGCTGCGTCAATAAACTCTGGTGTTGAAATAGGATACAGGGCGGTGGTGCGATGCAACGCGAATAAACTTTTAAAAATATTATATCCAGCCACCCCATATCCTAAGTTGTTTATGGGAGCAATTAAGTTAATCATGTTTTGTTTTCTGGTTTCTGTTTATCTAAAATTGTGTTCGTTAGACACGCCATCGTAGTCGTGTAAGAATGGAAAAAGGTTTTTAACTTCGGGTGTGTTTTCTCGGAACGTGTGTGTTCCTAAGCAATTTTTTGTCATATTGCCTCTCCACTGTAAGTATAGGCCCGCCAAGTCCTCTATTTTGTGTCTATTATTCACCTCAAATTTTCCGCATGTATGGTTGTGACCGGCGACATAGCAGTTATACTTTTCAAATTGTTGTGGTTTAAAGGCGGTAGATAGCATCATCGTACCTCTTACCCCACCGTATGACAACGCTTTAAATGTTTTGACTTGGGGTGGCGAATAATTTCTTATCTGTGCAGATAATACTGAACGATAATCTATGAACATGTTGGTCTTTTTTTCGTATACAACATCTTGGATATTTTGCACATAGTTTTTTTGGATAGCGTCATCTGTATCTAACCTTGTAGTGACAATCAAATCTAAGTCTGAATACCTTTCTAAAATATAATCTTGTAATTCGTTGGAACATCCTGTTTCATATTTATCTTTTTTCGTTAGTGCAGAGAGTATTTCAATGTTCTTTTTAGCGCCATCGGTCAGTTCTATAGTCTTGAATCCCTGATCTTTTTCTTGTTCTGTTAGCGGGTTTTCGTTATAAAACTGCAACAGGTTTGAATCAGCGGTTCTATGACAGTCTTGGCATAGTATTTTGCAGTTTTTAAGTTTGTGAAAATCAAAACCAGAGTAGTCCAAGTCTTTATGTAGTCTATCAATAAGAAAAATATTTTCAAATTCGTGGTTTGTTTGGCTATTTATGGAGGGTATGTAAAAGTTATTTACAATCTTTGTTCTAGAATCCAGTCTCCGTTGCGACTCTTGAGTGTTTGGATATTGTTTGATATCGGAGAGCGATTGTCGTTCATCCCAGCAAATCATTAGTCTTGTTATAACAAAGTGTTTAATTTTCACATAAACCTCCTTAGTACAGAAAAGACGGCGTTGAGTTGACACCCAAGGCCGTCTGTTTTTCCAGTGATTGTATAGTCTTTATTATTTTTTAGAGTTGTATTTTGATTATCTTTAATCCTTTTACTTATAGGCTTGTTGTGGTG